GACGCCCTGCCTCGCGCTTGTCGGCGGAACCGGTTTCAAGATTGAGGAGCGCACCGAGTGGATGCACGCCGCATACCTCGCTCTGGACGGCGTGCCAGCGGATCTGGTGAAGCGCGGCGCCAGAGCGGCGATGCTGAAGGCTGACCACCCGAGCAAGATCGTGCCGCTCATCATGGGTGAGATCGCAGACGAACTAGCGCTGCGCCGCCGACTCTACTCGAACCGCCCGATGATCCAGCACCAGCCAGAGCCCGAGCCGAAACGCGAGCCGCTCACCGACGAGCAGCGGAAAGATGTCGCCGAACTCATGGCCAATCTCGCTCGCAAGATGGGGCCGAAGCCATGAGCCGCCAAACCTACCACTGCTATTGCGGCTACGCGCAGGACACCCCCGGCCACTGCCCCACATGCGGCGACCGGCTGCATCCGAAACGGGGGGTGAGGTTGTGAAACCGACAGAGCTTTTCGATCTCTGCATGGACGCGGTGGATCGGTTCAATCGTGGTGAGGTGTTCGCCGAGAAGCCGTTCGTCATGCTGACCCTCCCGCGCCCCGGCAAATCTTGCGGACGCACGATCCGGCTGTTCGGCAAATCCGGTCCAACTGGGCAGGTGGCAACAGCACACCGACGCGATGACGGCGGCCTCGATGTGGTCGCCTACTTCCCGGCCGTCGCGATCATCCAGGCTCTTGGTGAAGCGATGGGCACCAAGGTCGAGGTGGCACGGAAATGACCCATCCTAAACATCCGCGAGAGGGAAGGACGAGGGGATGAGCAGAGACATCGCCTTGCTCTTCGCCGGCTTCTTGCTCGGTCAACTGATCGAACTCGGCTCAATTATTTGGAGGAACCGTCGATGACCCAGATGACCACCATCAACCGCGGTCGCCCTGCCGGCCGCATGACACCGCGTCGCAAGGCCGTGCTCGACTGCATCGCCACCTATCGCGCCAGGGGGTTCCATGTGAGCCTGTCGAGGATTGCGCGGGAGACGGGGTTGCACAGCAACAGCGATGTCCGGCGCATTGTGGGTGATCTCAAGGGAATGGGCGCCCTGTGATTAAATCCATCATGTTCGGGATGGCTGTCATGTGACAAATGGTTGCCCGTCATGGGCACGCCGCAAAATACGGGACCGAAACGGACCTCCGACGCCTTCGAGGCGCAGAAGGGCAAAGGCCGCCCGAAAGGCGCGAAGAACAAAACCACACTGATCGCCAAGGACGCGATTGCTCACGCCTTCGAAGAGCTTGGCGGCGTGGATGCTCTGGTGAAGTGGGCTGGCCTAAACGACGACAATCGCAGGGTTTTTTACGGAACCATCTACCCAAAGCTGCTCCCGCTTCAACTGACCGGCGAAGGTGGTGGCGCGATCGTCCATGAGGTCCGCCGCATCATCCAAGATCCGCAGGCCGGCTGATGGCAAGCCAGGCTCTCACTGTCGAAATCCCAACGGCCCGCGTGTTCCAGCCGCTGTTGCAGCCCGCACGCTACAAGGGCGCTTGGGGTGGTCGCGGCTCGGGCAAGTCTCATTTCTTCGCCGAGAAGCTGATCGACGACAGCCTGTACGAACGCGGCATGCTCTCGGTGTGCATCCGTGAGGTGCAGAAGACGCTGGCTCAGTCCTCCAAGCGCTTGATCGAGAAGAAGCTACAGGATTTCGGACTCGGCGAGGCTCAGGGCTTCAAGGTTTTCCGCGACCAGATCGAGACCCCAGGCGACGGGCTCATCACGTTCAGCGGCATGCAGGATCATACCGCGGAATCGATTAAGTCGCTGGAGGGCTTCAAGCGGGCATGGTGCGAGGAAGCGCAGACGATCAGCGCCAACAGCCTGATGCTGCTGCGTCCCACCATTCGCGCGCCGGGATCCGAACTGTGGTTCTCATGGAACGCGCGCCGCAAGTCCGACCCGGTGGACATGATGCTGCGAGGTGCCGAGCAACCGACAGGCGCCGTGGTCGTGCATGCCAATTGGCGCGACAACCCGTGGTTCACCGACGAGCTTGAGCAGGAGCGGCTTGACTGCCTGCGTATCGAGCCTGACCAGTATGAACATATCTGGGAGGGCGGCTACCTCTCGATCGCGGCCGGCGCCTATTACGCCAAGAGCCTGACCCAGGCGAAGGCCGAGAACCGCATTGGGCGCGTTGCGGCTGACCCGCTGATGACCATCCGCGCCATCTGGGACATTGGCGGCACCGGTGCGAAAGCCGACGCGACCGCCATCTGGATCGTCCAGTATGTGGGTCGCGAAATCCGCCTGCTCGATTATTACGAGGCGGTCGGCCAGCCGCTTGCAACCCACCTCTCATGGCTGCGCGAGAAGGGCTACGGCAAGGCGCTGTGCATCCTCCCGCACGACGGCGCGGCGCATGAGAAGATCACCGACGCTACCTACGAGGGCGCCATCCGGGCAGCCGGGTTCGACGTGCGCATCATCCCCAACCAGGGCGCAGGCGCGGCGATGATGCGGGTCGAGGCAGCACGCCGACTGTTCCCGCAGATGTGGTTCGACGCCGACAAGTGCTCGGGCGGACTGGAAGCGATCGGCTGGTATCATGAGAAGAAGGACGAGGCCCGGCAGATCGGCCTTGGCCCCGAGCACGACTGGTCGAGCCACGGCGCCGACGCATTCGGCTTGGTCGCGGTCGCCTACGAACCGCCACAGCAACACCGCGAGATCAACTACAACAGCCGGGGAATCGTGTGATGGTCGAAATAGACAAGGGCATCGCTCCACCCCTGGAAAAGTCAGAGGACGAATATCCGTTCGCCGCGATGGAGGTCGGGGACAGCTTTCACCTGGAAGCGGATTTTGACGACTCGGTAAGGCTGGCATCACGTCTCTACACGCTCGGGCAGCGCGTGCACGGCGCAGGATCAATCAAGACCAGGCTTACTGCCACTGGCGTTCGTGCCTGGAGGGTCAAGTGATGACCGAAGCTCCGGCCATGGACGAGGTCGAAGAGGCCGCATTCGTCAACTTCCTCACCCGCGAACAGGAAGGCTCGGTTGACGCTACGCTCAACGAGAACATCGCCAACGCGCTCGACTTCTACCACGGGCGCCCGTTCGGCGACGAGATCGAAGGCCGCTCTCAGGCCGTCACCCGCGACGTATCCGAGGTCGTGGATTTCATGGTCGTGGGCATTCTCGGCACGATCATCGCCAGTGGCAAGGTCGTGGAGTTCGAAACCGAGCCTGAAATAGACGAGGAGGCCGCTCAGGCGCTCGCTGAGCAGCAATCCGCGCCTTCACCTGACGGACAGCCGCAGGCGCCACAGAAGCCTCCTATGGTCGATTATGGCGAGCAGGCAACCGCAGCCGTCCAATACAGCTTCATGCGCAAGCAGAAGGGCTATCGCATCCTTCACGACGTGCTGAAGGCGGGGCTGCTTGAAAAGCACGGCGTCATCAAGACGTATGTCGAGCCGCAGCCTGACCGCGTCGAGACGCGTGATGTCATGGCCGGCGAGATCGATGTTGGCGAGGACGGCCCGAACATCGGCGGCGTGCCTGTCATCAAGGCTATCGCGACGGACGATGGCTGGCAGCCTGGCACAGAATCTGTCGGCTGGCGCGTGAAGCTGGCGCACCCGGTCGCGCCCAAGTTCTGCGATATCCCGGTGCCGAACGAGTATTTCCGCGTATCGCCCGATGCGACGGACCTGGACACCGCGATCTACGTCGGCGAGCGCACGCCGAAGACGATGGGCGACCTGATCGCGCTCGGCTATGATCGCGACGTTCTGGAGACCATCTGGAGCAATGCGCCGGCGGATACGGTCGTCGAGCAGGCGCGTGACAGCGACCGCGGCAAGGATCGGCAGAGCGTCGGTCAGCGCACGGACGCCAACAAGCAGCTCTGGCTGGACGAGGAATATCCGCTCTACGACATCGACGGCGACGGCATTGCAGAGCGCGTGTTCGTTCACCGCATCGGCAACCGCCTGCTCAAGGTCGTTCCGGTCGAGGAGCAGCCCTATTCGCTGTGGTCGCCCTTCCCGATGCAGCACCGGCTCATCGGCCAGTCGATCGCCGACAAGACGATGGACATCCAGCGCATCCGCTCGGTTCTGCTGCGTCAGGCGCTCGACAGCCTTTACATCGCTAACAGCCCGCGCACGCTGGTTGATGAGCAGAGCATCACGGTCGATACGATCGACGACTTGCTGACGGTCCGCCCAGGTGCGCTGATCCGGTACAAGGGCAACGCGCCAGCGCCGCTACAGCAGGAAGACACGTCGCAGACCGCGTTCACGGCGATGGAGATGATGTCGTCCGAGCGCGAGAGCCGCACGGGTGTCACGCGTCAGTCGCAGGGACTCAACCCCGACACGCTGAACAAGACGGCGACCGGCATGGCGATGTTGCAGGCGTCGTCGCAGCAGATCGAACTCTACATCGCGCGGAATTTCGCCGAGTTCATCGTCGCACCGATCTTCGCCAAGCGGTACCGGCTGATGCGCCAGTACGGCCAGCCCTTCAGAATGAAGATCGAGGGCAAGTACACAACTGTCGATCCGCGCCGCTGGCCCGAAGAGATCGACATGTCGATCAGCGTCGGTCTCGGCACCGGCAACAAGGACGAGCGCATCCAGTTGCGCATGGGCCTGCTCGGTATCCAGAAGGAAATCCGCATGTCGGGCTCCGGCATGGTGCAGGACGAGCAGATCTACCAGAACGTCAAGCGACTCGTCAGTGACAGCGGGCTGGGCGTCGCCGCGGATTACATCGTTGATCCGTCCACCCTGCCCCCTGCCGATCCGCAACCTGATCCCGACATGGCGAAGGTCCAGGCAGAGGCCGCGCAGAAGCAGGCCGAGCTTGAGAGCGCCCATCAGCAGGCAATGGCGAAGCTGCAGCTTCAGCAGGAAGCACAGCAGGCCACCGACGCGCTCAAGGCACAGGCGAACCAGCAGGACATGGACCTGAAGGCCGCACAGGCAGCGCAACAGGCGAACCTTGCCGAGGCGCGTGCGGCCGAGGAGGCGCGGCTGGCGCAGGAGAAGCAGGCATTCGAGATGGAGTTGGCGCTTCAGCGGTTCGCGTTCGAGCAGGACATGGCGCGGAAGAAGCATGCGGCGGACGAGGCTGCGGCCAACGATGACAGCATCCCGAGCAATCGGCCGGGTGGGAGTTTGGCGGAATGACGACCATCGCCACTGACGGCAAGAGCATGGCTGGCGATGGGCTGGCTTGCGCTGACCACGCAATCACAACCTTCGACCGCGTGAAGGTGTCGCGGCTCCCAGATGGCTCCTTGCTGGGGTGCGCTGGCGATTCTGCGCACATCATCCGGTTCAGAAAGTGGCTTGCCGATGGCGGTAGCTACCCGAAAGTTCGCAACTTCGCGGCGTTGCACCTCCAGACGGATGGGTCACTTCGGTATTACGGGGATGATCCAGAATGGTCCGCGATGAGCCTCCCTGCCGCGATCGGCAGCGGAGCGGCTTTCGCGCTCGGCGCCATGGACGCACAGGCCTCACCAAGCTGGGCGGTCGCCTGCGCATCGCTGCGGTGCCCCTACACGGGCGGGACCATCACAGACCTCAAACTGGAGCCGTCCGCATGAGCGACGAATCCCTCCGCCTGGCCCGCGCCGAACAGGCTGACGCCGCCATGAAGCAATTCCTCTCGCCGGCTTTCGATGTCGTGCGCGCCGAATACCTCGAGAAGCTCGGCGAGATCGCAGCCAAGCCCCTGACAGCCGACATGCGCGCCGGGATGGAGAAGCTCGCCCTGGCCGTGAAGGTCGTCGATGTGGTGCGGGCTCAACTGACCTCGCTCATCATGGACGGCAAGATCGCACACGCAGACCTCCGGCGCGCTGACAAGATCGCGTCGCTGCCCACCGAGAAGAGGCGTTGGATATGAGCGACCAGTTCGAGCGCTATGGCGTGACTGATACCTATCAGCTCGAAGAAGATGTGCTGATCCCACGCGGCACTATCGTCGCCATAAAGGCGCAGGCGATGGGGCCATGGGTACTGCGCGCCGATATTCTACGGAGCACGGATGAAACTCCGCGGCTGAAGCTGCCAGCCAACCTTGAGCGCGCTCTATTGGCGTCGAGGGATCGAAAATCATGAGCGCCGCCATGGACGCCTACAACCGCCTCCTCGCTGCTCGCCGCATCGTCACGCCGGCTGAGCGCGAGGAAACCGCCAAGGACGAGAAGCACGCCAACCAGAACGCGCGCATCCGTCGAAAG